TCGCTAACAGTTGCCACGGTGAAGTCCTTTCACAGACGTGTTCTAACGTCCAGTGTAAGTACTTCACAGTCAACAGGCTAGCTAGCCCTACAGGCGCTCCCCAAATTTGCTCATAAGGTCCGCCTTGGTCATGCCCTCGGCCCGTTCCTCGGTCATCTTGTCGTCCACTGCTACCGCGTACCGGACCCAGGCCGACTTGGGGGCGTTACCGTACGGGCGCTTGACCTCGTCTTTCAAGCCCTCCTCGGCCTTCTCCTCGCGAACGTCCGCGTCGGCTTCCTTGAGCTTGAGGGCCGCTTCCTGGGCTTCCAGCTCAGCGCGCGACGGCCCCGGCACAGGCTCCGCGTCAATGTACACCGCGAGCTTGTGCAGGACGGCGAACGTCGCTACGTAATCCGCCAGGCGCAGCTCCTGGTCTTTGTCGCCGCAGATGTACGGCACGTCCGTCTTTACGGCGCTAAGGAGCCTGACCTTACGCATTTACCCTCCAGATAACGGAACGACCGCCATCAGCAGAATAGCCGATGACGGTCGTTGACCGCTAACTAGATCAGGCACCGCCCTGGAACACGGCGAGCGGCTGGGGAGCGTAGCTCGGCGGGTTCATCAGGTTGCCGTCCGCGCGGATGATGGCCCGGAAGGACACCAGGTCCGTGCTGAAGGCGAAGTCGTCCGACCGCTCGAACCGCACTCCGCCGACCATCCGGATGAAGTACTGCGAGAAGTCACCGAAGACGACAGACTTGGCGCTACCGGCGACCGCAGGCATGAACGGGTCTGCCACCAGGGGCTTGCCGAGGAGCAGGTCCGGGGCACCGAGAACGGTGGAGGGCTCCCAGACCGGACGGCCAACGGTGTCAGTCAGCTTGCGCAGGACGCCGAGGGTCTTGTCCGCCGCCAGCCAGTAGCACGACCGGCTCTGGCGGTAGGGGGCGATCACGGAGTACTCCATGTCCACCAGGTTGGCGTAGGACGGCCCGCCTTCGACCTGCCCGCTGCCTGTCGCGGCAGTACCGGAGACACCCGACGCGCCCACGACAGCCACGGGAGCCGCCAGGATGTTGCCGGAGATGCCGGACCCGCCGTTGACCAGCTCGTTGCCGAGGAAGTTGCCGAGCGCGCGGCCCGCCGACATCGCGAGGTACCCGAGCAGGTTGACGCCAGAGTCGTCAATCAGTTCGCGGGAGACCTGGATCATGATGCCGAACTTGTTCGCGGTCAGCGTCTTCTGGGCGAAGACCGGGTCAGCCGAGGGAAGCGTCCCGCCCTGGGCCGCCGAGACAGTCACCTGCGACGCGGACGAAAGGCCCGTGTGCTGGTTGACGATCGGGACCTGGATCGGCTCGCCGCCAACGGTGTTGAGGACGGTGGGGCCGGTCTGCATGACGCCGGAGACTTCGATCAGGTACGACAGGAGCTGGTCGTAGAAGTCGATCGGCACGATGCCGCCGCTGGTGTTCGGCACGTTGCCCACGTAGCCGTCCGTCAGGACACGGACTTCGGTGGGAGTCATCGGGCGGCCGGTGGAGAGCTTGTGCATGAGCCGGGAGTTCATCGCCGGGATCTCCAGCGGCTTCGGGCGGCCACGGTCGTCCCGCAGCGTGCCGTCGAAGAACTGGCGAACCTCGGCCTCGAACGCCGAGCCGTTGCGGGCCTCGGGAACGCTCGGGCGGCTGGTAACCGCGTTGAAGGCGTCGTCGGTGTCCTTGGCGCGCTTCTCAGCGTCCAGGACTTCCTTGAGGCGCTTGTCGTCCCGGTCCAGGCTCTTGTGCAGGTCGTCGTAACGCTCCTGCTCGGAGTCGGAGAAGTTCCGGTGCTCGTCACTGGCCTTGAGGCAGAGGGCCTCAATGTCGTGGTAGGTGCGCTGAACGTCTTCGTGAAGACGCTTGGCAACTTCAGATGCCACGTGCTTTCCTCTCTAGGTGCAGAAAAGGTCAGACACCGGCTCCGCATGCTCGCGCACACGACCTCGGACGTGCCATTCAATTTTTAGGTTACGAGGGACTGTGAAGTCGTGCAACAGTCCGGGAAAAGAAAATCCCCATCGCGCTGCGGGGGATCAGTCCCGCCCTAGGCTTCAGGTAGCGCGATGGGGAAGTTCTCAGTCGGGGAGCGCGGTCAGGTTCTTGCGGCGGGCGAACATCTTCGTCATCGCCTCCGGCCCGGTCAGGGTCTTCGGCGCGGGCGGCTCGTCGGCGCGGGCCTCAGCGGGCTCGCCCTCGTTGTCGCGGGAGTCAACGCGGATCGGGGTGTGCGGGCCTTCGTGCCCCATCTCCTGGTTGCAAGGCAGCCCGTTGTGCCGCCCGTAGCAGAGGCCCTTGCAGCCCTCGCCAGTCTCGTTGCCCTCGTGCCCAGCGGGCCGGACGCACGGCTCGTGGTCCTTGAACTTCCGGCACATCTGGGCGAATTCCTTGCCCTTGGCGGCACGGATCTCGTCCTCGGTGCGCACAGAGCGCTCATCCTCCGGCGGCATGTAGTCGCCTTCGGGCGCGGGCTCCTCTACAGGAGCTGCACGGCGGATCGCGACAGCCTCGTCGTCCAGCACGCGGGTCTCCTCGCGGTCCTGGGCGGAGCGGGTGTCGAGCGGCGGAACGCTCGGGCGGTCAGTGCGCTTGAAGAAGCGGCTCGCCTGACCGGCCTCCAGCATCGACCGGACCTCGGCCGGGTCAGCGTTAACCCAGCTCGCCAGGGACTCGATAGCGCCGTTAAGGCTGCGAGCGGAAGCGCTGGTGTCCTTGTAGGCCGGGTCCAGGACCGGGGCAACGTCCACAAGCTCGACGTTGTGCAGCGAGCGCATCGGCAGGCCGCTCTCCGACTCGCCCCAGGTGTCGTCGGTGCCCGGCTCCGCCACGCGGAACGCGAAGCTGGAGTACCGCACGTCGCCGCGCTGGACCAGCTCCAGGACATCCTCGCGGTGGCGGGGAGGAAGCACGTCATACGGCAGGCCCCGCTCGTCAACGGCCAGTTGCAGCGTGCCCGCCTGGCTGGTGCCGAGCACCATGTCGTCCTTGTGGTTGTACCGGCAGACGACGTTGACCTCGCCGCGCTCGATCGCCTTCAGGGCCTCGGTGAACGCGGTCGGCATGACCTGCTCGTGGAAGTTGCCCAGACGGCGAGAGGTCTTCTTGAAGACAGCCGCGTACCCGGTGATGTGCTGGGGCATGCCCTCGCCGTCACTGCGGATCTCGGGGCGGTCAGCGATGAAGCGGACCTCGGGCACCAGGGCCTCCAGGGAGCGCCCCGCATCTCCGGGGTGAACTCCGAACTTCTTGGCAGCAGCCATTACCTTTCCCTTCGCCTTCGACCACATCGGAGAGCGCGGCCCAAGCTGGAGCGCCTTCTGGACATGTTCCTTGTCGTGGATGGGAAAGTGCCGCTGGCCCTTCTCATCGATGTACGCGAACGCCGAGTCAGGCAGAGCGTTCCGCGCCTTGGCGTCTAGCGCCGCCCGATCCTCAGCCATCTGTTACACCCCTTCAGAGGACGTACGTCTTCACGACTAGGTTACGGCCTAGTGTGAAACCACTCAACAGTTACTCATCCGCTACGGCGAAGTAGCCGTTGCCCTGCGAGTACAGGTAGAGGTCGCCCTGAGCCCGCTCGATGCGGTACCGGCCGCCGTGCTGAAGAAGCCGCAGCTCAGACACGGCTACCATGGTGCGCTCGACGGGAACCCCGTCATGCAGCATCCGAGACTGGATTTCGTTAAGGTGAACCATGCTGGGCCACATCAGAGATGTCCCCTTCCCTTTCCGTTGGTGCTGTAGACCATTTCGCGCACCCCTGCCCGGTTGGGCATGTACGTGGTCAGGCCGGGGACTAGCCCGTCGCGTAGCCCGTCGTCATAGTCGTCGTTGAAGCCCGGGGACTCGCTGAGGATGCGGTCCTCACGCTCAGCGACCGCCACCAGCATGTCCTGCGCCGTCTTGCGGACCTCGTACGGAAGGTCGTTGTTCCGCTGGACCGAGATCAAAGAGGCCAGGAAGCTCGCCGGGTCCTGAGCCAGCGGAAGAGGCGCGTTCGGCATGCCGATCGGAGTGCCCGTCTTGCCCTTGACGGTGACGGGGTACAGGCTGGGTGCCGAGTTCTGGCCACTTGCACCACCCCCGCTAGTTGACGAACTCCCGCTGCCAGTTGATGAACTCCCGCTGCTAGTTGACGAAGAACCGCCCGATCCGCCTGGGGTAGGCGCTACGCCCTGAACCGGGTAGCCCTGCTTCACCAGCGACGGGATGATGTACTTCTCCAGCTCGATCAGCTTGTCGGTAGCGCGGTCCATCTCGAACTCGACGGCTGCGACGAACGACTTGGGGATGACCCCGGCACGGGTGCCCATGGCGTTCATGGTGGTGAGCGGAAGGTACTCGTTGCCGATCCCGGCGTACACTCCGGTCAGCGGCGCGAGGTCTTCCAGCTCCCGAAGCTCGTTGATGTTCCGGAGGCCGATGTTGCGCATGATCTGGTACGTGGTCATGCGTGCTTCGAGGTCCGTCTTCAGCAGGGCGTCCGTCCAGAACTGGCACATCCGGCTGCGCGGCATGATCAGCTTCGAGAAGCGCTGCTCGGCGTTAACCAGCCACGAGCGGCACGCCTCGATGAGCTGTAGCGTGGACTGCTCGGTGGTGTTGTACGTCAGGCTGTCGCCGCGCGTGCCGCCGATCCTGTCTGGCGGGACGTTGAAGATAGCGGCTACCTGGGTGGCGTTCATCTGCATGGCCTCAAGGAACTGGGCCTCAGACGGCGGCACGGTGACCGGCTTGTAGTCCCAGTCCCGGCCGTAGACCAGCGGCTCGCGGCGGCGCAGGGACTTGACCAGCTCAGCGCGCATGTGCGCCGCCTGGTCCTTGTCCACTTCGATTTCGGCGTTCTGGAACGTGCCTGGCGGGAAGCCGCCACTGGCGAACCAGTCGGTACCGAAGCGCTGGGCCTCAGTCCCGGCCAGGATGGTGAGCGCAAAGGACCGTAGCGGGGAAATGCCCTCGATACGACCGGCCATCGGCATGCCGCGCAGGTGGAACACCTCAGCGTCCGGCCCGTGCCAG